GAGGAAAGAGATTTGATTCTGTAAATCCAATGGAATGGAAGGATTTAGGTCGCACCACTTTTGGCATTTGAGTATAAAAGTCGGGTAAAGCGACAAAACTATTAACATACGACGCAACATATGGAGCTGCGAATCCTCTCGACAATGATGCATCACAACGTCCGTAAGACCAAGCCTTAGATACATTTTCACAAACAGTTTTCGAGAATCGTTCGGAATTGGAAAACAATAGCAAATGCCAATGCGGGCGGAAACTGGTAGGACCGTATTCTGATACAGCGTAGTAACGTAATTTTTCATCTGAATAATAACTTCTTAAACGTTTTAAAAATAAATCAAGGTCACGATTACAAACATAAGGAATTCTATTAGGAACGTTATGCTTAATTTTCCCAAGAATAGACAATAAATCCTTAGGTTTCATAGGATAAGAAAAGCTTACCTTAGGGTCTTTGAATGTACGCTCAACAGTAGAGTTCTTTAACTTAACAGAGGCACTACGAGGAGCGCTATGAAAACTAAACAAATAAGTATTAGGGTCACCAGCGTCCAACTCATTAATGTTCGGAACACAAGGCACATCAGCAACATCATCCGTACAAGTTTCAACAATCGAAACCTCCAAAGTAGGAAGAAAGCGAGGAGCATAAGTAAGAGTAACAAAATATACATAACGGAATTGAGAAGAATAAGTAGTGAGTAAATTTGTTTGAATAGCAGAACGACGAAGGACACAAGAAGGACAACAACCACAGGGAACAACAACGGACTCATGCGTATACTTATTGACAACCGTACGAGGGTGCTGACAACGTGTCACTAACTTATTTTGTAATTCCTTAGTAATCATTTTCTATTAATAAAATTAAGTTCCATTTGACGAGGCTTGCGACCACGAGCAAAGGAAATGTGAACAAAAGTGCGATACTTTATAAGTTGGTCAAACTTGAAAGGAGATTCTTTAATCACATAGATTAAAGAATCAACCGAAAAATCCAAAGGCTTTAAATCAATAGCATCTCCAGTCAAATGTTGAGAATTCTCAGAACCATTACATGCCTCATTTTGTTCCTTAGTACGAAAAGCTGAAGTGACAGTAAAATGAAGGTTTCGACAGAGGAGCCACTCAACAAATTTCATTAATTCAGGGTTCATAGCTTACGATTACGATTACAATTACGAAAATATCTGAGCAATAGACGTAAGAAGACTAACAGCAGCTGCAATAATTGCAGACCAAATTTTAGATTTAGTATCACTTTTCATGAGAAAATGATTTAAAAGTTGAACATTGAGAAATAATAAGAACACAATCAGGGCAGAGATGAGAAGAAACAAAATCAGAAATAGACTCGACGGGGACGAGAATAGTCTCGTTCTGATTAGGATTTACCTTAGACTGTACAGAGCACAAATAGCAATTTTCCATAACACTTAAAATTTTAATTATACATTGATTTTAAACACAGAACAAAGATATAAATAAAAATTTGAAGAAAGCAAATACACACATATATTATTAACATAAATAAACAAAAGCTATATGGGTGGACGGCTGGTCTGTGAGTTTGCGTTATTCAGACAAGAGGAGACTGAAAGCGATGAGGTAAATCGCTTTCCCTTCGGGCAAACTCATGTAGACTTCGTCAAATAATATTTTAGGGTTATAGCAGCGACGGCAGAGAGGAGCTCTCCGGGAAATTGCTTACGCGTTGCGAACGTTAAGCTTAAAGGATAGCAGTACTATAGCCTTCGGCTCTGATTTCAGTCCTAACGTCCCGAAATTCAGAAGGTGTATAACCACGCTACGCGCGGTTGCCAAAAGTTACTCCAAAAAAAAACCCGGCGCGTATCACTACGAACCGGGAGGGAAAAAACGAAAAGAAGCACAGAAAATTAATACTAACGATGAGGTATGAAATTACCTATAGTATTACCAATACTAACACCATAACCTATCCTTTTATCAGTATCAAAATACATATGTTTTTTCTTTTCATTTCGAGAGCGATACCAATCCTCAATATTCTTACTACGAGCATTATCCTGAGGAAGACCTAATCTAAGCTCTTCATTATGATAAGCAGCAGAAGATTGATTGGCAGCAATATTAGCAGCAATTTGAGACTCAGCAATAGCAAAACCAACCTCATTAGAAATATTCTGACCACGTGTACGAGCAGCGGCCAAAGCTTCCTCAGCTATAGCCTTTTTAGCTTCAGCATAAGAAAGATATCCAGAAGACATACGTTGGTAATAGTCCGCGGCCTTAACATTCAAATCGAGCTGCTGTTGTTGGTCAAGATACTTATTCATAATACCTTTAGCCTCATTATCAAGAAGCATACCAGAACGCTGAGCACGCATAATAAGACCTGTCATTGCCATATTATCAACTTCTTGTTGTTCCTTGGCATAACCAAGCTGAGCACGAGCCAATCCAGTAGACCTCAAATAATTACGGGTTTCATCAGTAAGTTTTCCCCAATCAATATTGGAAAGAGTTTCCATTGCCTTAGCATCAGCAAGTTGTCTAGCACCTTGCAATTGAGATTTTTCAGATTGCATCAACTCGTATTGGAAAATGTTACCAATGGAAGAACTAATACCGGAATAATCAGCCTGAAAAGGTTGCATGACAGCAGAACCAGAAGAAGAAGCAGAAGCACCGGTACCAGCTGATTGAGCAATACCAGATGAACCTCCGTTCATCATCAAATAAGGATTCAAACCAGCTTCCTCGAGACGTTGGCGTTGAGCAGAAGCAGTGTTATAAGCATTCTCCTTATTCCACATATTCTCCTGCCAATTACGCTGCTGTATCGCCATACGTTCGTTAAACTGGTTATTCATCTGATTAATCTTATAATTCATCTGATTGGTCTCCCGGACATTCTGCCTATTCTGTGAATTCTGAATAGAAGAAGAACCAACACCAAGAAGACCACCAGCGATTGAACTCAAAAGACCCATTACTCAGAGGATGCAGGTTCAGCGGAAGCAGCAACCGCCTTTTCTGTCTCTTGTTTAGCATTTTCAGCATCAATCAATGCTTGAGCTTGAGACTCAAGATGCTCAGCATAAGCAGACAACTCCTTAGACCAAGCAATAATTTCAGAAGGAGCCTGAATATGCCGAGAACGTACCGTTGCCAAAAGATCATCATCAGACATCGTATCCATTATTTGTTGAATTTGAGAAGAAGACTGGTTGCTTTGTCCAAAATTAGAAGCAACAGCAAGACCAGCACGGGAAGCCAAATCCTTAGTATGAAGGATTAACCGAATATCAGAAGTATAACGCACCGGGCAAAATTCTTCAGTATCATAAATTTCTACACGAAGTTGCTCGGTAGAATCAAACTGAGGAGCAACAGCGAAAGCGTCAGGCTCAACATTAGGAATAAGACCGGAACCTTGTTCCAGACATTCCAAAGAATTAAATTTTCCTATCATAATCGAAACAAAAACTAATAAGGCACACCATCACGAGACAAATTACGGGCAACGTGGCAACCGATATAAGAATTAATAAGAAGTTGGTCAGTATCCCAAGTAGAATCCGCAGCAACTCCAAATATAGGATCAAGAACGGAAGGATTAACCTTAAAGAACTTGTAATTCAAAACAACCTTATTCTGTTTGTTAACATCGCCTTCATTATAACCAAATCCAAACCATCCAGAAAGGAGAGATTCGGTAACAGGAGAAACCCAAGATTTAAGAGTGGTAGTAAAGGCACCGTTAATAACGTCAAGCTTTGTCTTCCAATTGAAATAACGAGGATTATAACCTGCATTGAACAGATTAACAATAGAAGCTCTTGGAGAATTAAAAATCTGTGTCATAGGAAGGACTTCCATGCCAATATTATCAAACTCCGGAATAGGGAGGGATTCAGCATCAGTTACAAGGAGCTGGCCATCCTGACCAGTAATTGTGTAATCAAGCAAAGGAACAGCATGATAAATACACATAATGACACAATGCTCGTTAGTAGTGTAAGTGAAAGAACCGTTACCAGCACCAACACCTTTACCAGCAATAACAGCAGTATCACTCTCAGCGGCAAGATTATTATTTACAACCTCACTGATATCAAGATTACGAGAAATTCCACCAATATAAGTACACAGATTGGAAAGAGCTTGAGGCAAGCTTACACCAAAATGTTTACGTATCTGTTCACGGTAATCGCTATCTCCAGATTGGCTAATCTCTTTCCAACGTTGAAGAGCTTCAACTTGACGAAGAGCAAGAACTGTAAACTGAGACTTCAAAGAAGACAAATCAACACGAAGAGTAGAAGAAACAGGTATTGAATTAGTCGAAGAAGCATTTAAAGCAAAGAGAGGAACAGGAGAAGCATTAGAAGTAACAGCAGAAGCTATACCTAACTTACTATTAGAGTTCCCAAGTCCTAAAACAACATCAGGCTTACCGGAATTGTCAATATCAAGAACAGCAACATCACCAAATTGAGAGTTCGGAAGAACACCCATCAACATGTCTTTGTTCCAGTTACAATATTTGAGGTCAAACATTGTGTCAGACTTCCAATAAGCAGAATCAACAGAAGGCATAGAAGAAACCAAGTAAGGATCAACACCTGAAAAATAGTCCACATTATAGGAAGAAGGATTTGCATTTTCCCATTGAGACCAACGGAAAAAATCTTGATAAATCTTCTGATAAGCAAGAAGAGGGAAAACATTCACAACATTATTCTGAATATAGGCCTGAGTATAAGGAGAAGAAGCTTCATACTTTAAAGTTGTAGACCACCAACGATTGCCAGAAGAAGGAGTATTAAGTATAACATTTCCATAACCAAGATAACTTAAAAGCTTATAGCCTAAATCACCACGATTAAAACCAAACATATTATTTAAAGAAGAAGAATTGCCAGGATTGACACTATTTCCATTAAGCCTACTCAAAGCTTGATAAAAAAAGTTGAGAGGTAAAGAAGGTAAATAAGCACCAAGAGACAAATTCTGAGTAAAAGACAAAGCCTGAATCTGATTGATATCCTGCATTTGAGTTAACACAGTAGGAGCAGACTTCCAGAGAAGACGCAAGGGTACAGCATAAAAATCAAAGTACTCACGCAACCGGGTATAAGCAGAAGTTTCAACAGGCTGAGTACGGGTAAAATACTCAACGTCAAACTTATACTTATCTCCGGGCATAGAAATATCCCAGTACACAGGGAGAAGCTCTCCAGCTTTCGCAGTGAAAGCATTTTTACGACCAATATCAAAACCAGAACGGTGAGGCCTATTTTGAAGATTGGACATTCCAGTATAAGAAGCCATAAAAACAAAATTTAAAAATTAAACATATACATATTATTCTTGTGAAAGAATACCTAACGAATCATTAACCTCTTTGTGTTTAACCTTATCCCGACATTTCTTCAATGCCGCAGCGATCAAACGACGAACAAGAGGTAATTCATTATAAGGAACTTCTTCATCAAGAACAGATTTATCATAACGGAAAGAATAGTTACGAAGTTCAAAATCAACCAAGTCTTTATCATTGGCATCCTCCAAAGTCTGATAAAAATCAACAAGACGATTATACTCGTAACGATTCCAAAAATCAACTATTTTAACGGAAAGAATATGCAAAAAGTCTATTTGTCCAGGGAATGTTCCTCCGAAAAAGCAGCAGGGAAAGAAGTATCTCGGGTCTCCGTCTGATGAATAGACTCGAATAAATTTCTTAATTCCAAGGAAAAAGCGGTAGACACGGGAGATACGATGAACAGGTTCCAAATCAACACCATCGTACAAACGACATTCAGACAAAATAAGAATATCACTATGCGGTAGAGCCGCTTTAGGTGAAAGAATATTTCTTTCATCATTTCTTTTTTCATAATTATCGACATAATCTAAATATTGTCTACAAAAAGATAAAAGGGATTGTTTAGAATCAGCACTAAAAGGACTACAATCTAAATCAGCGCATCCGCCACGAACGACTCTCCCGGGCGCTGTGAACGCAGCAGATAATAACTGGTAAACACGCGATGGAAATTTACGAATAGGCTCTGAAAATCTCGGGAATAATCGAAGGAGATACGGCCAAGAAGGTTTAATTGTGAAAAAATATCCATTGCGCTCAACGCGGACTCCATTAAGGCACTCATCGGCAACCTTATCAACTTCGGCAATTTGTACCTTTCGAGGAAAGAGATTTGATTCTGTAAATCCAATGGAATGGAAGGATTTAGGTCGCACCACTTTTGGCATTTGAGTATAAAAGTCGGGTAAAGCGACAAAACTATTAACATACGA